GATAGGGACGGATATCCTAATTCGACTGAACTCTGAATGATTATCTTCTTTTCATGGGCATCGCAGCACTGGTTTCTAGGATTCGTCCTGATGTATGCGTTCATTGAAGGCGTTGTGCGCATCGTGTGTCGACTAATTCGCATGGTGATGGTTCTATCTCGCGGTTGGCCAACAAATCCTAGCATGGACGCAGACGCAGACGGAGACATTGGATGAATCCAGGGAACGAACTCGACAATCTCGTTGCGGAGAATGTGATGGGCTGGATTCGCGTTCCACCGGGCCACGAGTTAGCCGGATTTTGGCAGACGCCAGACGGTGACTATAGAAAAGGCTATGAAGACCTCGGTGGCTATTGGAGCGATACGCCACCATTCTCTCAGTCTATTAGTGCAGCTTGGGAAGTTGTTAATAATTTTCCGGCCGCCAGCTTTCACTTGAGTAAACACCCGACGATCCCAAAATGGGAAGCTAGCTTCGGCATTGGATTCGCAAAAGAAGAGCGGTTTTCCTACATGAATGGCGAGGGCGAAACACCGGCGCATGCCATCTGTCTCGCCGCACTCCGCGTCATTGAATCTACAAAGTAGAATTGACCTGAGCCGGTAGCTCAGTGGTAGAGCGCTCAATCCATGGACTGGCTTGAGAGACGACCGTCCGATTCGGTCCTGGCTCATTTAAAAAAGCTGCTACACTTTTTCCATGAAGAGCGAGGTATCCTGGCTCGATTCTATCTCTGATGAACAATGGAACGAGATAAGGAAGATTGCCAGGGACCTTTTTGACGCGGGGTATTTCGATAACAACCAATTCAAGATAGGCATCATGGCGTTTCTTCTTTGGAGTCTAGAAGAGGACCACCCGAGGCAAACGGAGATGCCCAACACAGAACTTCACTGATACAAAAATGCGTGAGACGATTAAGTCTCTACAATCAAAAAAAGGGGATTAGATATGGATATTGCACAGGGTAATTTGGGGACAGTAGGTAAGTACGAAGTTGACCTTGAGAACAGCGCAATCAAGGCATCAGTGGATGTGAACGTTCCATTCGGAACCGCAGGGATTCAAATCACTCTCAAGGGCGAGTTCTTGCTCGACGCGCTTGCCAAGCTGATTCCAGGCACCTTCGATGACGCTCTCATCGCAGTCGCCAAGTCAGCCCTAGCGACCGTTTCCGCTAAGGCACCCACAGCCTAAACACCATGGGATTTCTCGGCTGGCTCATCAGACTCTTCTTTCTCGCATTGATTCAGAAGCTATCTGAGCTGGCCGGGAAACTCATTGGAAAATTCTGGAAAAAGAATGTCGACGACGAACACAACCGTACGAATCATTGAAAGCATCATCCATGTTTCTTTCGTGGATGTAGGCGCGAAGGCAGCCACGGCAGCCGCGATATCCGCTGTCCCATTCCTGGGACTTCCGGTCATCAAGCAAGTGTTCGAATTCATTGTCACCAAGTTTTGCGAGTTCGTATCCAAACACAGCCAAACCGCAGCCGCAGACGCCATTATCCAAGCCCAAACCGACGCTCAGGCAGACAGGTACAAAGAAGCCCTTAAAGAGCTAGACGAGGCACAACTCTCAGGAGACCCAAATGCAAAGTCCGATGCCAAGAAAAAGTATGCCGAGAAAATGCGTGATTTGGTCCGCTATAATCGGACTTCTGGTCGCTAGCGGCTGCACAGTCCAAATAAAAAACCAGCGCTGGTATGGGGATATCGGCCTGGACGGCGCAATCTACTTTGAAACCCTATCTGAAGCCGAAGGAGTCGTAACCAAGCCCGAATGGGATAAGCTCAGGTTCGGAATGCTCTGCACAGACGCCCAAAGCTTCGCTGACACGAAAGCCGTGATTGAAAAGCTCTGTCACGAATCTAGCCGCTGCACTTATGAGCAGGTTAATCAGATGAGACATTTTTTTTTGAAGGCCGCGAAGTTTCGTCTGGATAACAGACCACGCCATAAAAACCCTTAGCCCAAATGATGACGTGATGCTTACCGTCTGGGCACTTAGGAAGATCTTCTGTGAATTCTTTCCAAAAGAACAGCACCCACACCAAAACCAGCCCACCTACACATAATCCCATTTTCCACCAATCCCACCTGCGACTTAGAAATAAGATCGTCTCACGGCTCATATGAGCTTTCTCAGGGTTAGAACCGCGTCCGGCATCGTCTTTGAGTCAATCACCGCACGCAATGCCTTCGTTCGATACCACGCGCAGCCAGCAACAAAGGCCGCATGTATCGCCATTTCAAAGCTCATCTTACTCAGAGCGTCACGATATTTCGTGAACCACACCCGTGACTTTGCATCAATGAGGCTTTCATGGTTAGTCTGGAGGTCCATGATGGTAAAATCATATAATGGATTTCCCCAATGTTTGTTACGAATGTTTGCGGCCAGTAGATGAGAACGGCGCTTGCACCAACCGCACATGCCGACTCTATAACCAGGAGCAGTGATGACTGAGAAGAAAGTCGGAAGACCAACAAAGTTCAATGAAATAATTTCAGAGAAAATCCTGGAATATGCCGAACAGGGCAAGACCGAAGAGGAAATTGCCAAGTTAGTTGGCATAAACCCTCGGACAATCTGGTATTGGAAGAATCAGAACCAATCGTTTTATCTGGCCCTAAAGGAATCTAAGTCGATAGCTGACGATCTCGTTGAGGCCTCTCTGTTCAGAAAAGCTGTGGGATATCAAAAGCCAGTGGTCCACATCACCAAAGACGACCGGATGATTGAGTTCGTCGAAGACGTTCCACCCGACACCACTGCGGCCATCTTCTGGATGAAGAATCGCCGACCCGATGAATGGCGAGAGAAACATGAAGTAGAAGTAAGCGGAAAGTTTGGTGACGAGATTGTCGAACAGCTTTCGAAAGATAGACGAAAAGATCTTAAAGAATCTGAGTGACCCGGCTTGGCGACTCAGCAACCTGTATTCGATTGTCGACAAGCAAGCCAACCAAGTTCCATTCGTAGAGAACTCGATTCAAAGACACCTCAACAACACCCTGTCCAAGCGAAAGATTATCCTCAAGGCCAGACAGTTCGGCATCAGCACGAACGAGATTCTGAAGCAATTCGATTTTGTGTGTTGGAACAAAAACGCCACGGCCTGTATTCTCGCGCACGAGAAGGATGCCATTGAGAAGCTATTTCGTATCGTCAGGCGCGCGTGGGATTTCATGGACCCGCAGTTGAGGCCCGACATCGACCGAGGTGAGGGATCAAAATATGCGCTCTATTTCCCTAAGAGGAACTCTCGCATCTATTGTGACCTTGAGTCACGAGGCGATACGATTCATTGGCTTCATATTTCAGAGTCTGCCTTTCTAGATAATCCAGAAAAGGTGCTAGCAACCCTGCAAGCCGTACCACTGAACGGAACGATCACCTTTGAAACGACCCCGAATGCCATGAATTGGTTCTATGACTACTGGCAGGATGACAACGGGTTCACGAAGCTTTTCTATCCCTGGTATCTGCATGAGGAATACCAAATCGCAACCGATCCATTAGAGCTGACCGATGATGAGCTTAAGCTCAAGGCTTACGCGCTCGAACAGTACCAAGCGATTCTCACAGACGCACAGATCGCCTTCCGCAGACATAAGCAGAAGGAACTGAAGCACCTCTTCATTCAGGAATTCCCAGAAGACCCGGTCTCTTGTTTCCTATCCTCGGGTGAGTCCGCCATGGACCTGAAGAAGCTGCACGAGATTCTCATGCAATGCCCTAAACCCATCTCGGATGACGATGGCGTGAAGGTCTATGAGAAGCGGAATTCTATGAGCCGGTATGTCATCGGTGCAGACACCGCAGAGGGCGTGGATGGTGACTACAGCGTAGGCGTTGTCATGCAGGTCAGGCCAATGCGCACGGCCGCGGTCCTACGCGGGCGCTGGAAGCCTCATGAGTTCGCTCACAGGCTCTATGCCCTGGCCAAGCTCTACATGAAGGGCCAATCCCTGCCTATGCTGGCAGTGGAGCGCAATAACCACGGTCACAGCGTGATCTCGGAGCTTGAGAACCACATCCGGTACCCATCCCTCTACCAAGCCGAAGACGAAAAAATGGGCTGGCTCACTAATCTTGTGACGCGCCCACTCATGATGAATACCTTCGTTGAAGGGGTAGAAAGCTCGAATATCACCCTGCTGGATGAGACAACCGTGAAAGAGTGTTTAACTTTGGTCTATAACAACGGTAAAATTGAGGCTGGGACATCACGGTACGACGACTGCATCATAGCAACTGCTATAGCCGTGCAAATGTGTATTCAAGCGGGCGAACTCGACCTGTATGACAACATTGAGTCGATGATACGCGTGTGAAGGGGGACCAAGGATGGCTTACGAAGACGAGGACAAAGGGAATTCGACTGCCAAACCACAATCTGAGCAGTCAGATAACCCAATCCCCAGAGCCATCGACCTCAAACTAAACCTGTCAGAGACCTCTTTCGCGGATAGTGCGTATCGCACCGACACATCCCTCAAGCCCTACAACCCAGACGAACTGGTTCAGAAGGACAACGGTTACGGCATCTACGAGGAGATGGCCAAGGACGACCAAGTCAGCGTTTGCCTGGAGCTCAAGAAGGAACTCGTGCTAGCAGCCGGCTATGAAATCGTTGCTAAGTCAGGAGAAGACACCGCCCAAGAGATAAAGGCCTTCCTCGAAGAGGCGCTCACCAAAGACCCGGAAATCGAATTCGATGACTCTCTGAAGGAGATGCTCTCCTGCTATGAGTTTGGGTTCTCCCTCACCGAGAAGGTTTTTAAGGTGAGAGAAGACGGCAAGACCACGCTCAAGTTCTTGAAGACTCGCCATCCCGTAACCTGGTTGATTCACACGGATGACAAGGGCAACGTGACCCAGTATGAGCAGCGCGGTCAGAAGGAAAGCGTGTTCATTAAACCCGAAGCACTCATTCACATGACTAATAACCCCAGATTCGGCAACGCCTATGGTCTCTCCGACCTTCGAGCCGCCTATGATGCGTGGTTCGTGAAGATGAACATTGTTAAGTTTTATAGCATCTTCCTGGAGAAGGCGGCTTCACCCATCCCAGTAGCCAAGTACAACAAGGACGCTCCTCAGTCTGCGGTAGACGCGATTTACAACTCCATTCGAAAGTTCCAGGCAAAGACGGCTCTTGCCATCCCGAAAGACATTGAAGTCGAGTTCTTGGAGTCGGGTAACAACGGCGAGGCATATCAGAAAGCCATCAACATTTTCAACATGTTCATCGGCCGCTCACTATTCGTTCCAGACCTTCTTGGCTTTCAGGGTTCTGAGACGGGCGGCGGCTCGTACTCGCTGGGATCTGAGCAGCTAGATGTTCTCTTCAAGCACATCCAGCGCAGGCGCGTGCTCCTAGAGAATGTCGTCAACAAGCACATCATCGAGCCACTCGTGTACGTGAACTTCGGTGAAGTGGAAGACTGTCCTCAGTTCAAGCTCAAGCCCATCCGAGAAAAGGAAATCATCGAGCTATCGAAAATCTGGCTTGATGCTGCGAAGTCGAACATCTTCAAGCCGAACTATGAGCAGGTGAATTACTTCAACAAGCTCACTCGGTTTCCAGAGACCTCTCAAAAAGAATGGGATGAGAACGAAGAGATGGCTCAGGCCGCACAGGATGCGATGCTTAATGGGGCTAACGGTCCAGAAGGAGAGCCGTCCCAAGGACAAGAATCGAAAGAAAAAGAAGCCAAAAAACCGGGTCAGAAAGATATCGGTCAGTCGGGTCCATCTCAAAACGGTAGCAAGAAGGACTTCAAAAGCAAGCTTCCGCCTGGAAACTACCATCGTAAGGTGAACTTCCAGAAGATTGAAACCTCGATGGACGCCTATGTGAATGGCGTGAAATCTGAGGCGCAGCCCGTCATCAAGAAGGCGATTGCCGACCTGAAAAAGCAGCTAAAAAAAAAGCGGATAATTGAGACCCAGAATCTCGACAAGGTCGATACGCTTCGCATGAAGTACAAACCCGAATTAGAACGGGTGTTTAACAAGTCGTTCTCGGAGCAGTTCAAGGAAGCGCAGATCATTGGTGCAGGTGAGCTGGAAGGTAGCGAAGTCGCAAAGAAGTTCACCACGCCTCTTCTTGACGAGGACTTCCTCGAAGTATTGCGCTCAGAGACCTGGCAGGCAATTGGTGACTGGGAATACCAAATCAAAAAGAAGCTGCGCATTCAACTCGCTGCAGCTATTCGTGACGGAACGCCTCTGTCCACGATACTCGACGGGCTCGACGCTTTCGGAGCTGAGCTGACCGATGTTCAGATTGAGCGGTACGCTCGCACGAAGTTCACCGAGGTGATGAATCGTGGAAGACACGCGGCCTTTGAGGCAAGCGGCGTGGTTGCCGCTTACCAGTACAGCGCAATCCTCGACATGAACACGACGGAGATTTGCGCGAGCCTGGACGGGAAGATATTCGAAGTGGGCGATGAGCCAATCCCACCGCTTCACTTCAACTGCCGAAGCCTTCTGGTTCCGATTACCAAGTACGAGAAGTTTGAGCCGACCGATAAGTCAGAGGTATCTGCGATAGTGGATGATGTGGAAGATGGGGGATTCTCGTGGCAGTGAATCAGTTCTCGATACTGCCGAGTTCATCCTGGATGATGTCTTCGGCCAAGATTCGCACGGCGCATTCACCTTCCGTTGGTGCAGAGACCGGCTGTTTGAACTTTCACCCACCAAACGCAGTCTTTCTCGATGCATTCGACAGATTCTCTAGCGTTGCTTAGCAGTGGGCAGATACGTGGCTTTGCCATACAATCATTCTAACTGAGATTGGGGGACCGCATGCCTAATTTGAAATCGATTCGTGGTGTCGAGGTATTTGCCGCAGGCACTTGGAACGGCGACACGTACACAATCGAGGACTTAGACGAAATGGTGAAGGCGTTTGCTGAAACGTCGGAAACTTGCCGACCACCACTTAAACTAGGCCACACCGAAGATCAGAAGCTTTTGCAAGACGATGGCCTTCCGGCTGCCGGTTGGATCGGGAATCTCTACCGCCTTGGCGAGAAACTGGTCGCCGATTTCGTAGATATCCCTGAGAAAATATTCCAGCTCATCGAGAACAAAGCCTATCGCAATGTGTCTAGCGAGATTTATTGGAACATCGAGATGGGTGACAAGGCATACAATCGTATGCTCTCAGCAGTCGCTTTGCTGGGGTGCGACATGCCAGCCGTGAGTAATTTGCGAGACATCATGGCGATGTACAAGAGGAAGTTCAAAACATTGGGGGCAGAAAAGTGCTACCAATTGGTAGGTGATACCTTTACAATCAAATCACAAGACGATTTAGACCAAGGGGGGCCTAACGACATGGATAAAGAAAAGCTTGAAGCTCAGCTGAAGGAATATGAAGCTAAGCTCGCTGCCAAAGAGGCCGAAGTCACAGTAAAAGACGTAGAATCAAAGGCCACTGCCGCTAAGTTGAAAGAATACGAAGCGCAGATTGAAGCCGACAAAGTGGCTCTCGCCGAGTTTCAAAAAGAGAAGGCAGCTGCAAGCCTTGACCTTGCTGTCGAGGATGTCCTCAAGACCGAGGGCGCTTGCGCAGGAATGAAGCCCTACCTCAAGGAACTTCTGGGTGACGAAAAGAAATCCTACAAGTTCAAGCCTGCCGACAAGGACCTGGAACTTTCCAAGTCGGACCTCGTGAAAGAGTTAATTAAGCTCACTTACTCTGCGTCGAAACTCAACAAAGATGAGACGACCATTGACGGTGAGAAAATCGCACAGGCCAAGGCCCTGAAGGACGAAATCGCTGCTTACGAGAAGGAACACAAGGTCTCGTATGCCGTGGCTTACAAGGCCGTCATGAAGAGCAAAGGTAAATAAGGAGGCTTTAAATGTCGCAAGGTATTCATGAATCTTTTAACGTTTTGACGACCCTGGCAGCTTATCGAATTGTGTCTATCGACACCTCGGCTGCGAACACGGTTGTTTATCCTCCGAGCACTCTCAGGCCCATGATTGGCGTCACTGCTGATACGGTGAGGGATACGACTTCTGCCATCCCGGTTATCATTGCGGGTAAGGCAAAATTGCTCTTCAACGACACGGTGTCTGCTGGCGGATTGGTCAGCTCAGATACCTCTGGACGAGGGATTGGGATTGGCACTTTGGTTACCACTGGAACGAACTATATTGGGGTCGCGCTCAATACGGTTTCGAACAGCACTACGATTCACGACATTCTGGTTCAGCCAGGTAGCGTGAACATCGAAGTTCCGTAACCTTGAGCCGTGAACTAAAAATAGGGAGGTTTTTACCATGCCTTTGAGAAGCCAAGTCCATGTAGACGAACTGCTGAGTAATGTTTCGATTAAACATCGGAATGAAAATTACAATGCATTCAATATCTTCCCGGAAGTCGCGGTCAAGAATAGCTCGGACGTGTACCGAGTCTATAACCGAGACTTCAGGATTCCTGAAACCAAGCGCGCCTCAAAAGCGGAAGCCAGAGAGCACACTTTCTATGTGAGCACCGCGACTTACGTTTGCGAAGAGCACGGGTTGAAGGACCATGTGGGCGATAGCGAAGCTCGGAACTATGATGTGTCTGACCTTAGGGCCGAGACGACCATGGAGCTGACCAACAAGATTCTGCTTCGTTTGGAGCGAACGGTTGCGCGGCTGTTCACGACTACCGCATGGTCACAGTCCCTCTCGTTGGCTGCTGCCGCTAACTGGACGGACACCACGACTTCTAATCCAATTTCTCACTTCGATACCGGCTCGGTTCAGATTGTGCAGAACTCCGGCATGTTCCCGAACTACCTCTTGTTCGGCCATGACTCTTGGAACGGCTTCAAGAACAACGCAAACGTTCTCGACCGAATCAAGTACACGTCCAAGGATGTTGACCAGAACATCGCGGCTGGTCTCATCGGAGTGAAAGACGTTTACATGAGTTATTCTGTCGAAGACACTGCGCCGCAGGATGCGACTGCAACATCCATTAGCGGCCTCTGGGCGGATAAGGCGTTCTTGGGCTATAAACCGCCATCCCCTGGTTTGCTACAACCCAGCACTGGCTACATCTTCCGGGTGAATGTCCCGATGGTGAAGCGATGGAGAGTGGAAGAGAGAGCAGCTGAAGCCATTGAAGTGAACATGGAATACTCGGCCAAGGTGATCTCTTCGTTCTGTGGCTTCCTCATCAACAACACCGTGTCGTGATTTTTGATTGCTTTTCTTGCGTATGGTTGAATAGTCTCTGTGTTTAACTACAGGGCCTGTTCACTTTTAGGGAGCAAACATGTCAGAAGAAAAAGTTGAAGGTAGTGTGTTCCACGAGCAGCGCAAGAAGCTCGCAAAAGAAGCCACCGCGAACAAGAAAAAGAAAAAGCAGATACTCGAGGAGTGGTACGAACTCCGACATACAGGACCGCACCCAAAAGGCGGGAAGCTTATCCTTGCGAAAAAAACGGCAACCGGAACACAGCGAGAGTTTGTCGGCCGCGAGAAAGAACCTAAGCTTCTGGCTTTGGTGAAGAAACTCAAGGACAACAAGAAGCTCGAAATTGTCTATTGAGGTGAAGGGGTGAAAGTTGGGATTGTACGCAACAACAACATCGTTGCAGACCATCATGGTAGGGGTTCAATTCGACTCTCTGACTACATCCCTTTGCACGAAGCGCATCACCCAGGCTGAAGCTGAACTGAACAAATACCTCGCAAGGCGATACGATCTAAGTTCAGCCACCTTCCAAACCTCAACGTCTATCCCACCCCTGGTAACACAGATGTGTGAGCGTCTGACTGAGGGCTATATGTGGCAGTCCCTCTCGCGTGGGGGGGCATCTAAAGATCAGTTCGATGCCGGCAAATCACTTGAGAAAAGCGTTCTGGCCAACCTTAAGGACTTGTCCGAATACAAGGGTGAGCTTTTTAATACCGCCGGAGCTGTCATTACAGACATGAGCAACACGGCTTACCGGGTTCTCTCGAACACGTCAGGCTATACCGAGACCTTTGCGGAAGACGATTCACTCAGCTGGGCGACTGACCCGGATAAGCTCCAAGACATCTCGGACAGTCGAGGTTAGCCCATGGCTAATGTTCAGCTATTCGCGGAATTCGACGACCACGAAATCAAAGACTATCTCAGAAAGCTCCAAGACCGATTAGAGGCGGTGAAGGGCGGGGCCAAAGAGTTTCTGGGCATCCTCGATGCAGTGGTCTTCCGAGATGTCATTGAGCACTTCGATAACCAGGCCGGCCCGGACGGCCCATGGGCCGCGCGCAAGGAACCTTACAGGTCTTTCATTGAGGGTGAGGGCTATACCAACATCCTTCAGGTCACGGGTCGGTTGCGCAACGCAGGAAGAAGAAGAAATGCGGACCTCAATGTTGGCGCGTCTCTTGGAGTTAGAGGGAAACCGCCCACGCGCCCAGGCAAGGTAATGAATGAGTTCATCCAATGGATTAACCCAGTGCCTTACGCGCGCGCGCATGACGAGGGAACAGACACCCTTCCAAAACGTGAATTTATGTGGCTGAGTAAAGAGGCCGTGGAAAACATTTCCGCACAAACCCTAGCTTTCATACTGGACGATAAATAATGGCTGTCATCGACATCAATAATCTCAAAGAGCAGGTTCAAACAATTCTCGATGCAGCAAACACCACGACTGCATCCACTGACCTCTCAAACGGATTGCTGACCAGGGTCCAGAAGGTCCTCAAAGTAAATCCGGGTAGAATTCCCATCCAGGCCAGCTATTATCCATTCGTCACCGTGTACGTCTCTGGTAAAGAAATCGAGCACCAGGACATGGCTGTCAATCAGTCTAACTCCAAGAGACGCGCCAACATTGAGGTCCGCATTGCAGGAGCTGTTTGGAATAACGTTTTCGTTAATAATGATGTGGATGATGCTGATGATGATTGTGAATCTCTGATGGAAAACGTCGAGCAGATTATCCGGGACAATTCGACGCTAAACAGCGCAGCCTTGTGGACCATCGCGAAGAGTGTTGAGTACCACACTGCCAACGTCGACAGCGGGGTCAACATTCGAGCCGGTGTATTGCGGCTGAACGCAGTTATTTTTTACTGAGGGTGAGATGGGTTTATCCAAGAAGCAAATTATCGACCAGAGCAACAACGCTATCAGCCAGTGGGGGGCTCTCTGGGAGAAGCACTGTCTTCACCACAAGGAGACGCAAGGGAAGTTCATCAAGCAGAACCTGGCTGATTACGAAAACACGGGCATAGGTAAGGCCTGTCTCCTCGTTGCCAACGGGTATTCGTTTGAGTGCGAAATCGAGACCATCAAGAAGTACAAAGACAATGTGGACGTGGTCGCGTGCGATAAGACCATGGGTCACCTGCTCAACCACGGAATCACACCTAAGTTCGTCATCGTCTGCGATGCCAACGTGAACTATGAGAAGTACATGGAGCATTGGAAGGACCAGCTCCAGGACACCGTCATCTTTCAGAACATCTGCGGTAACCCGAAGTGGGTTGATAACGGGAACTGGAAGAATAAATACTTTTTCAGCAATCGAGACGTGCTCAAGTCAGAAAAGAAGTGGATGGAACTGAGCGGCTGTATCAACTCGATTCCCGCTGGGACCAACGTTTCGAACGCCATGATTGTGTTTATGACGCAGTCAGATAACGAAGTGAGGCGGAACTTCTTTGGATACGACAAGATTCTCCTCGTTGGATTCGATTACTCCTGGCCGTGGGATGGCCACTATTACGCGTTCGACAAGGATGCCGGCGGGAAGCGCAATTACATGCGTCATGTGTTCGGAAAGAACCACGAGGGGGGCCTTTGCTACACCTCGAACAATCTCAACTTCTCTTCGAAGTGGGCTCAGGAATACATCAACGCGTTCAAGCTTCCGGTGATTCAGTGCTCCAAGAAGTCCATCCTCCGAGCGAAAAGTTACGGTGCATTGGCTGAGCAGATGCAATACAATTACCGAAAAGAGGATTCAGCTAAAGTGAGAGGCCTGGTTGCACAGAGAAGGAAGATAGCTGAATCACTCAAAGAAATTGAAATGACGCTGCGGGACATTGGCAAAGACCATTACATGCAGGTGATGAGGACTAGTTAACAGGGAGGTTTTAATATGGCTGTCGGCGATAGCGCATTATTTTCAGGCTTTTCCTACATCGGGGTAGGCCGAGAAACGACTTTCGGAACATACACAACCTGCCCTGCGGGACTTCCTTTCCTCTCGGCTTCTCTGAAGACCATGCGAGAGAACAAGATTCTTGAGCAGGTCTCGACTTCTCGGACCTATGCCCAGCGCATGAGCTTGAGCAAGGTTGTGGAAGGCGAGATTGATTTCTACTTCCAGCCGCGCCTGTCCGCGTGCGCGTATCTTCTTTCGAATGCCATGGGGTCTACCAATGCAACCAGCGCAACCGCAACGGGAGAGACTGCCGGAGCCGGCGCTGCCTCTGCCATGGACCACACCTTCCATCTGGGTGAGTTCAACGGCTCTTATCCTTCCCTCTGCCTGAACGTTCGCAAGGGTCCGACGACCACGGGTAAGGTGTTCCAATACACGGGCGTGCGCGTGGATGAATTCATGTTCTCGGCTGAGATTGATGAGCCGCTTCGGATTACGGCGAGTGTGGTTTGCCAGGATTCGACGGTTGCTGCGAATGACATTGCCTCTGCGGTCTTCCCGAACACATCGACGGTTCTGTCTTTCGTGGACGGAAGAATCAGCGTGGATGGTTCCTTCGCATCTCTGACCTCTGGCACCTTCTGGCATGTCCAGTCGTGCGAGTTCGGATGGTCGAACAGCCTGAAGAAAGACAACGAGTCTCGCCGAATCGGCTCTGACCTGCTTCAGGTGTTGCCTGCCGGCATGGCGAACTTCACCCTGAATCTGAGCATTCGGTTTGATACGACGACTGCTTACGATGCGATGTTGAATGCCACTCAGCTCGCCGCTGAGCTTCACTTCCAGGGACCAACTCTTCCAGGTTCCTCGATTCGCCAGGGGCTCAAGGTTCAGTTCCCGAAGGTGTTCATCAGCGATTCGGGCGACCCTGAAATTGGTGGACCGGATGAGATTCTCAAATCTGAGGTTTCATTCCATGTGTTGAGGGATGATTCTAGCGCGACTGGGTACGCCGTGAGGAGCATCCTCACCAGCAACATCCAGTCCCTCACGTGAGTTATGCTGTCTAAACTGGTGCAGTGGCTCTCTACCCGTAAGGAAAGAAAGCTCCTGCAAGCTTTGCATCCTCAGAAGCGGATTAAGGTTGAGGGCATCCTTTTCACGATTCGTAAGATTAATCCCATCGACTATTTTGCCGGCTACAACTCGGTTCAGAAGCTTTACGACACCTATAAGCGGACTGATTCAGGCAAGGTTGAGTTTGATGAGTCGGCGGCCAAGAAAGCCAAGGCGCACTACCGCGATGTGATTATGTCGGGTGTGGTTGAGCCTAAGCTCACTGCCAGGGAGCAGGACCAAGAGCCGCCCTACAAGGGCCTCCATGTGGAAGCACTCTTTGCAAACTGGGAAATTTGCGAAAAGCTCTATGAGGAAATACTCAAGTTCACCTACGGTAAAAAAAAACTTCGGTCATACAGCTCTCTCGTGAACGGTTAGTTGAGTTAGACATTCTGGCACGAAGGTATGGCACGATGCCATCAGAGGTTGCGAATATGGACGTTTACGACTTCACCTTGAATATCCTGGTTGCTGAAGTGGGCATCAACGAAGAAAAGCGGCAGTCTGAGCGCGCTACGAAACAAGCCAAAATGAAGAGCAGGAAGTTCTAACGATGGCCGATAAAGAAGCAAATTTATTACTGCGGATTAAACAGAGCGGTGGCGACGTTCTGGACCGCGTTGTCATCACACTGGGTGATATCGCCAACATAGCCAAGAAGGTCTATGGGGCAACAATTGGTTTAGTTGCCGATGCGATTAAGAATTATCGCGAACATGAAGAGGCAGTCAACTCTCTCAACCAGTCGCTGGTTCAGCAGGGCATCTATACGAAGCAGCTCTCCGAGGATTACGCCAAGCTCGCCGATGAGCTTCAGCGGAAGAGTAAGTTCAACGATGAGGAAATCATCCAGGCCCAAGCGGTCATGCAGAATTACCTGGGTCAAACCAAAATCAGCAAGGAGCTGATGGTTGCGACTCTCGACCTAGCGACCGCTAAGAAGATTGACCTCCAGAGTGCAGCTGAGGCCGTGGCTAAGTCCGTAGGCACCAGCACCAACGCGCTCGCTCGCCAGGGTTTGAAGATGAGCGAGAACCTCACTCAGACCGAGCGTCTTGCGCGCGTCACCGAGTTCTTGAAGGGGAAGTTCAACGGCCAGGCAGAGGCCGCTACCAAGGGGCTTGGCGTCATTGACCTCCTTTATAAGAAGTTCGGGGAACTATCGGAGACGCTGGGCGAGAAGCTCGCTCCCACCGTTGAACTCATCGTTGAATACCTCGATGGCATGTTCAATTCGTTGACCAAAAACAACGCCTTAATTGACATGACCGTGTCGGGTTTCAAGATGTTCGCGAAGGCTGCCATCGTCGCGATGTCCGAAATCAAAGTGTTCGGGGACGGCATCGGAGCCATGTTCGCGACCATCGGCGCATCGATATCGAAGCTTGCCGAGGGCAAGGTCAAAGAGGCACTTGAGATTTTCAAGGCAGGCGACAAAGCCGCAGCCGAGGATGCGGTTAAGACGCGAGAGGCAGCTGCCCAGAAGCTCAACGCGATTGATGACCTGAGCTTAGCCAAACATAAGGCCAACAACGACGCCAAGCTTCAGTCGGACTCGGATAGGAACGCCAGCCAATTGGCGGCCCGCCTGGCCCAGGAGGAACTCAATAAGGAGCTAGACCTCGCGCGCGATGAGGCCAAGCAGTTCGAAAAAGAGACCTTTGAGATGGGCATGAAGGACATCGCACTTCGTCACCAGATGGATGAGATAAACAAGAAAATCGCCATGGAGAAGAATCACGAAACCCAGAGGGCGCTCATTCAGGACCGAATGGCGGTCAAGCACAAGGCCATGCTGGAGGGCGAGCGCAGGCGCGAACACGAGTACGCAGCTGCCAAAATGGAAATTGCTCAGGCCGTTGGCAACCACGCTATGGAGCTGTCGAACAACCTCGTGGCCCTCACCAAGGGCAACAACCGCTCTTTGATTATCGCCCAGAAGGCTCTCGGTATTGGGATGGTCCTGATTAACGGCGAAATTGCCAAGCAGCGCGCGCTTGCTGAGCTTGGTCCTATCGCAGGCTCTATCGCCTACGGCATCATCACGGCCAATCAGCTGGTTTCGATTGCTTTGATTTCCGGTGTCACCCTTGCTGAGGGCGGTATCGTGAAAGCGACCGCAGGCGGAGTTCCGGCCATCATCGGTGAAGGCGGAAGAGACGAGGCTGTGATTCCTTTGGAAGACGGGATGCCTGCCGGCATGGGAACCAACATCACTATCGTGGTGAACGGCGGCCTTCTGGGAGACCAGCAGTCTGCACGCGAGTTTGCGATTGTGGTGGATAGAGAGCTTCTGCGGCTCAGGCAGGCAAACCAGTCGTTGGCGTTTGATGAGGCGGTGACCTAATGGAACTCCTAAAAGCCAATTATCTGAACACAACCACAAGCATTGTGGTGAACAGCAACACCGACGCGGTGTCGTACCTCTTCGATAGAGACACGCGCTTCCAGTACATCTCTTCCGGTTACACCGGGGTTACTGTGGCAACCCTTCGGATTAACTTCGACGAAACGATGACCGTCAGCAGGTTGGCGCTCATGGGTCACAACCTGAAGGACTTTGTCATCTATTATAATGGCGCAACCGCGAACACCTTCAACATGTCGAGCGGAGCTGCAACAACGTCCAGTAACTTCTCAACAAACAGCGAAACGTCTCAGTATTTCCGGTTCAATGCGGTCGCGTGCACGAGTGTCAGCATCGATATGCGCGGGACCATGGTTGCAGCGGCAGAGCGGTTCATCGGGTACTTGGCGATTTCAGACACGCACATCGTGTTCGATAGGCCGCCTTCTGCAAAGAACTACAAGGTCCTGAAAGACCCGAAAGACGTGGTCCATACCCTCTCTGATGGCGGGACTCGAATCCAAAACATCTCTGACAAGTGGACCGCGAGCCTGAAATATTCCTACCTATCCACGTCCGTTCGAAACTCTCTTTACTCCATTTGGTCTTTGCATCGAGAGATGGTTTTCTGCCCATTCGGGACCACAACCTCATGGGACGGCGTGCTCTTTCCGTGCGTGTGGGAGGGGAATTTCGATTTCTTCGAATTCTCTGACAACGCGGTTTCGTCTGGATTTAGCGGCAGCATCAAGCTGAAAGAGACGCCACGGTAATGGCCGAGACCATAAAAACGCAGATTGCAGCTCCGCATTCCGAGGTGTTCAGGCGTTGCTACATCAAGCGTCGCTCTGGAATAACCGGGGTGTTCGAATCGACCTGGTTCGAAGTCACCACGGACATCAAGAGCTGGGGCCGGATTCGCCGAGAAATAGATAACATCAAGTACGGCAAAATTAAGTTCGGCGACGTGATGATGCGGTTCGATAACTCTGGCGGTAAGTTTAATCCTCAAGATGACGAGGCTTCGCTGTGGTACGGGTATGGCTCTCAGCAAAGAACCTTGGTGAAGATTGAAGCCGGCTTCCAGCACTTCACCACGGCTTCAAACGGGGTGATTACCAGAACCGAGTTCCCAACCACGCCATCCGTGTTCTATGGAATCATCTCTGGTGACCTGTTTGTCTCCGATGAGAACCAGCTTCAGGCGAGTGTCAGGCCGCTTCTGCAAATCTTTCGGGACTTCCCAGCCAGAAATCTGACTGGCTTTACATCGACTGGGCTCACCGCAAGCCAGTTCATGAGCCTTCTCAGGGACCAAACCGATGGCGCAGGGAGCGCTATTTTCAGGCCGTTCTTTGGAGACACGGTCACCAACTGGAACATCACCGCGACGACAAACGTCTATACCAACCTGAACACAACCACTGCTGATGATGTCTATGACAAGACCTGCTGGGACATTATGGAGAAGCTCGCCGAGGCCGAGGACTTCATTATGTTCATCAAGAACGATGGGACGTTCAATTTCAAGGACCGAACTGCCGCGACAACTGCATCCCAGTTTCATTTCTGTGGAACTGGTTTTGTGAACTCGGAATACGGTCACACCATCAAGCGCATCACCAGGTACGGGAAAAAGCACACCGACTATTACTCGCGAGTCGAGGTGAAGTGGATTGATTCTGAAACGGTCACCTCGGTTCGAGTCAAAGAGAGCG